CAAAAGATGGAACCGTGGACAAGACCAATCTTTGATGTTTTTGAAGAGTATTATCATCCAAAGGAAATTGCGGAAATGCTAGAGGATGGCATAATTGAAATTAGTCCATTGGCCTATATGCGTGGACGAACTTTTAAAAATGCCTTTGTAATTGCAGACGAGATGCAGAACGCTACACCGTCACAGATGAAGATGTTGCTAACTCGCTTAGGCGAGAACAGCAGAATGGTAGTTACAGGAGATTTGAATCAAGCGGACCGTCCTACGGAGAACGGCTTGCTACAATTTTGCGAATTATACGGCCAAGGAGGTGAGTATCGTATGATCGCGATGGCGAGGTTTGAGACAAAAGACGTTGAACGTCACCCTGTGGTTAAAGAAATCTTAAAAATCTATAAGGAAGATTCTATCGAATAAATTTACCTACTTAACGTTAGTCAAGGGAAAACCGCATAGTAACTCGACCTGCAATCGACTATGCGGTTTTTGTTTAGATCCAGTGTTGTGCTAAGACCATTAGGCTTAACCAAGCCCACATTGTGTTAAACCCTACTAGCGTTGGCAATGCTTTTTTACGACTTGCCCAAATAAGTGTTACACTGGTTAGTAAGGTTAGATAATATAGTTGCCATATTTGAATTCCAAAGATCAGTCCCGGAATGATAATAATGGCTTTGGCCAACCAACTAACAAACTCTACGGTATTATAACTAGTCCAATACTCTCGAGTAAACCACATCATATAGCAATCACGCATATTTGCCCAACCGCTATGTGTATAACATACAGCCATTAAGACTGCCCATATACCTACTGCTAATAAAATTTGTTCTTGTGTCATTTGTTTATCCTTGCTAATTTAATTAATACTGCACTTAAATTGACCTCTGGATCTGCACAAATTGTGTGATCGCATAATCCTTGTTTTAAAATAACTACGGCCTGATCCATAGTATCTTCGTCCTCGCCAAACAACTCAATGTTGTCATAACACCAACGTAGAATCTCTCCCATCTCATCTGCTGTGGCCTTGGCACATAACAATTTACGTGCTTCTCGATATTTCTTGGCCTTAAACAGTTCAACCATTTCAATCTTGTAGTCGCTAACACCGCTATCTTCTGCTTTAGGGTTAATTAACTTGCCGCCTACTGAATTTTGTTGTAGCAGGTTAATACACTTACGCAGGTCTGGATATACGCTACGAACATAGATATCTAGTGTATCTAAATCAAACTCAACATTTTCTTCTACAAGAATAGTTGCGGCTCGAGCAGTATATTCTGTTTGGTCAATAGACGCAAAGTGCATCTGTTGGCAACGACTGTGGATTGCCGGTACAATACGGTTAGGACTATTACAAGTTAGAATGAAACGACTGGTACTGGAATATTCTTCCATAACACCTTTAAGTGCGTCCTGTGCTTCCGGAGTAAGACGATCTGCCTCATCAAGTAACACACACTTAAACGGACCAAACGGAATCATGCTGATAAAGTTAGTGATACGTTTCTTAACTTCGTCAATGCCACGCTCACGACTGGCGTTTAGTTCTAGGATATCATATTCTGGAATCTCAAGTTCATTAAGCAGAACTTTGGCTAGGGTAGTTTTACCGATGCCTGGGCTACCACTTAACAACAAGTGAGGAATTGAACCGTCAGCAATCCAGCCTTTAATCTGTCTACGCTGTGCTTCATCTCTAAACACATAATCGTCTGTGGTCTTAGGACGATATTTTTCTACCCATAGTTCTTTCATCGTAATGCTTCCATTGTGATAATTTTGTCGATTTCCCTACCAAAGTCTTGATCGGGTGTAATAATGTAGAGGTTTTCAAAGTTCTGATCTTTACGCTCATCGTATCTACGAGTTTGAACTACACGACCACCTGTAGCCTGATGTATTTCAAAACGTACCGAACTTGCACGACTTAGGTGAATGGTTTGTTCATCGTCTGATCGAACTACTTCGTTATAGTCGTCGTCATCATTGTTTAACCAATTGCGGATGCGTTGTTTAAGCGTTTTTTTCATAGGTCTTGCTTGTTTTACTGTTGATAGTCTTGCTCCTACCATTATTCCATGTCTACTCATTTTTTAGCCTTTTCTGCTTCTGCTACACGTTTGCGCAAACTTGAACTACTGAACGAATGATCTCTGCTGTTAAACACAATTTGAATGCCTCGATCATAGCATATATCTCTGCCTGTAAAATCTTTGTCTGCATACTCTATACCTAATATTCTAACATCAATAGGTAGTGTTAGCAAGATATCTTCTAGGTCTTTTTCAGTTTGATAGACAACAATTTCGTCCACGTAGCGAGTAGCACTAAGTGTAATTTGTCTTTCAACAATACTTTGAACTGGAGGATTTTTTGTGTCTGGACGATCAATAGTTGGATCTGTTTGTAGGCCGGCAATTAAGTAATCACAATGATTTTTAACTTCGGCCAGCATGGCAATATGCCCTGCATGTAGCAAATCAAATGTAGAAAATACAATACCGATCTTTTTGCCTTCTAATTTGAGTTCTTTAATTTTATTAAAAATCATTTAATTTTTCTCCAGAAAGATATTTTATCTCGTATTCTGTACATAGATGCGTTAAGATTTTTTGTTTAACAGCCTGTGCTAATCCGAGGTCATATGTAGTTCCGCAACAATGGGCAACGTTTGCATCATCTGCTTCTTGTATCAAATCTTTAATTAATAGGTCGGCAAATTTTTCTAGAATTGCTCCACCTACTTCTGGGTAGGTACTACCACCTGCTTCTAACGCCAATTTTTTAATTCGTGCTTTCACTTTTTAATATCCTTATGACTTTTTGTTTTTCTTGTTCTCTTAGCCATTCTGCTTCACCGGAGAAGGTTGGACAACGCCGAATGGCATCTTCTAAAATAAATTTTAAACTATACAGGTCTTGTTTGATCCCAAAAGCAACAAAGCCGTCTACTCTTGAGTCGCAACATTCTCGGGAAGCCTTGTTGACTTCTAATATTGCAGTTGTGATGTTGTAGTTATATTTGTAGCCCATATACTATTATAAAGTATAAGGGCTAGGGATGTCAATTAATAATATCCATCTCTGAAGGAATTTCGTCCGAGATCATTATGATAGCCTCGTTATCTACCATACGGACTTCTAACTTGGTACCATCAGGTTCTTCGACTTCAATAGTACGTGTCCAACGGCCGTGCTCTACAAGAATCCACTCGCCTATTTGTACATCTCGTTGTTCTGGACCAACGGCATAGACTTTACCCCAACGTGGTTTAATACCTGTAGTCTTACCGTCTTGTGAAGGAATATAAATGCCGCCAGTAGTTTTAGCCATGCCAAATTCCATACTGCTAATCAACACCTTAGCCCCTAGGGGCATGATTTTTCCTTTGACTGTCATTGGTCGCCTTTTTTCTTTTCAAATTTGGTTTCAACTACTGGTGCCTCTGGTGCTTTTTCAACTGCTTTCTCTACAGGAGCACTAACAGGGGCTGGTGTTTTAGCAACAGGACGAGCCATTGGATTGTTTTCGTAATAAGCGGCAACTTGATCTTCACGCTTCTTAACAATTTGTCCACCTGGTCCTAATTCGTCACCACGTGCGTTCATACGAACATTTCCAACTGATGGCATCAATTGATTTTTTTCTAGTAGAGCATCCATATCGATTTCTCTACCTAACATTGTTTTAATACCTTTTCCCATTTTATTTTCCTTATTTTAAAAACTCGTTAATATCGAGTTCGTATTTTACACTATCAATTTTATGAACACCTATTAGATATAACGCATAACTGGCTACACTACTACCTCTGCCTACACCCCAGACAATATTGTGTTCACGCATTGTGTCTACTAAGTATTTAATGTATTTTAATAGGCCAATCATATTATGCTGGCGGAATAATTCCAGTTCCCTAACTAATCTGTCATGATTTTCTTCAGGACACTGATTTACCAGATATTCTTCAATATCAAAATTCCTATATTCGTTGGACATAAACCAATGCGACTGTTGGGTTTTATCAAACTCTTCAACTGTTTGATTTGGGTCCACATACTGTTTTACAGGCGGAACTTGGTCGTAATTGGCTTTTAATGAACGAGTTAATTGCTGTACTAACTCTATGTTGTCTGTAAAAAAATCGTCAAGGTTAATTAATTTACCGGAGTATAAACCAGCAAAGATCTCTGTCTCGTCTAAAATAACCTGTCCGTATTTGTCAGTTCTCATGAACTATTATAACACGTTAGACTTTTTTAATCAAGCCTTCTATGCTCTTATTGGATGTTGAAAATGCTCGTTTTAGAGCTTCTTGCTGTCTGCGACTTTGTTCTGCTTTGTACGCTTCATAGACAACCGCAAGTTGATTAGTTACACCTATACTGCTAAATCTGGCAGATTGTCTAAACTTTGTAGACAAGTCGTTTATTTTGGCTTCTATTTCAGAATCCTTTAATTGGGTAAGATCTCCTAATAACGGATTAAACATTTTACCAATCACTGATTGCAGATATCTTAGACCAAATTTTATTAGCACCGTCGTAATCTCTATGGCAGACATAAAACGTAGTTGATGTTATTGCTATTGCACCTTTGAAATCTCCTACTTGTCCTGTGGATGTTGTTGGTGCTGTATGTGCTCTAAAGATACTGCTGGCTAATTTTCCACTGTACATTCTAATTTCAGAGCCTGATCCTACACTGTTCTGTGATAGATAGGTAGGGTCAAACGTAGAGTTGGTATATACAGTTGTAGAGGTAACGTCGATTACTGTGTAACTTACTGTGTCGGCGTTAAAGAATTTAAAAGTTGAACCTAATTTAACACGTTCTGGTTTGTCGACAGTAAAATAATTGTTATACGGCCATGAAGTTCCACCGTGTGTGCCAGTCATTGTAACTAC